GTCTAGCGATCCAAAAGCAGATCAACTTCTTAATAGCAACATGCCGCAACCTTTGGCCCCGGCTGAGGTTGCTCCCGTTGTAGAAAGCGTAGATACTTCGGAAGATGATGCCGCTGACGCCGAAGAAGAAGAGTTTGATCGACAGCTGACAGAATTGGGGATCTAATGGCACAACCTTATGACCCCGTCCAACGTCATCTATACTATGAGCGCACCAAAAGGCTAAAGGGTCGTCGACCCGGCAGCGGTAGGTTACCTAGCCCCGTTGATCGAGTCGGCACTACTCCTATTAGACGAATCAAAGAGCGTACCGCAAAGCCTACTACCAAAAAGGAGCTAAAGGCTAAGGCCCAAGCCCGGGTAGTCCGGCTTACGCAGAAGCTCAATCGTCTACAAGATGCCTTGAAGGAAGCTCATGAAGCTCTTCGAGAGCAAAAGAAAGCAGCTCGAGAGAGCCGTAATGCTGATAAAAAAGAAGAAAAGAAGAATTCCGACGATAAAACTACGGCTAAAGAAAGAGCTGCTGCTGAAAGGTATCGAAACAAGAATAAAGCCGAGCTTAAAAACAAGGCAAAGAAGGCGGCCGATTCTTCCCAAAAGAAAACTGTCTCCGAGATGAGTGAAGCCGAATTGGGCGACCGAATCACAAAGATCACTAAGCTGATTAGCAGTGCTAAAGAACAGATCAAGAAAGCAAATGCTCAGGCCAACTCTCTCTGAAAGGAACTGTCAAAATGGAAGCTGATTTCAGCGGATACGCAACCAAAGCAAATTTGAGATGCGCCGATGGTCGAACGATCATGTCGGGTGCTTTCAGCCATCAAGATCAAACGAAGGTTCCCCTCGTTTGGCAGCATGGGCATACCGACCCTGAGAACGTTCTGGGACACGTTCTTCTGGAGAATCGGGATGACGGTGTTTATGCTTATGGTTTCTTCAACACATCCCAGAAAGCGAACCACGCTCACGGTCTTCTTGAGCATGGTGACATTAACCGGTTGTCCATCTGGGCCAATCAATTGGTCGAAAGAGCGGGCAAAGTTCTTCACGGTGCAATTCGTGAGGTAAGTTTGGTCCTCGCCGGTGCCAATCCAGGAGCAGTTATTGAGAATGTCACTATTCGCCATTCCGATGGTGGAGAAGACGTTCTTGATGATGAAGTTATCGTTTATACTGATCTTCCTTTGGAGCATGAAAATCCAAATGACGAAGATGCTACGGTGACTCATGCGGAAGACGACGAGAAGATTGATGATAAGACTGATGATTCTTCTTCGGATGATGCATCTTTGGATCATGCGTCTTCTGATGACGACGAGCTTACCGTTCAAGAAATCTACGATTCAATGGACGAGAAGCAGAAGGAAGTAGTTCATTACATGCTTGGAGTGGCCCTCGAGGCTAACAAGAGCGATGAAGTTCAGCAAGACAACCTCGGCGATGCCGATAACCAAAATGAGGAAGGTTCCACCGTGACCCACAATGTTTTCGAGAAAAAGGATGAGAAGGCGGATTCGGCAACGGCTCCAGCTCATGTTCTTTCTCACTCCGACATCGCCGGCATTGTCGCCGATGCCACCAAGGTCGGCTCTCTCAAGGACGCCGTTCAGAACTATGCGATTGCTCACGGCATCGATGACATCGATGTCCTGTTCCCAGAAGCTCGGGCACTGGCCGACTCTCCGGAGTGGGACAAGCGTCGCACCGAGTGGGTTGCCGGCGTTCTGTCTGCAACGAAGAAGAGCCCGTTCAGTCGAGTCAAGACTCTGACCGCTGATCTCACGATGGATGAGGCTCGGGCCAAGGGTTATGTTACTGGCGATCTGAAGAAGGAAGAGTTCTTCAGCGTCTCCAAGCGAGTGACGACCCCGACCACCATCTACAAGAAGCAGAAGCTCGATCGTGATGACATGCTTGACATCACCGACTTCGATGTCGTCGCCTGGCTCAAGGGCGAGATGAGATTGATGCTTGATGAGGAACTCGCCCGTGCGATTCTCATCGGCGATGGTCGTGATGTGGCCAGTGAGGACAAGATCAACGAGCAAAACATCCGCCCGGTGGCCAAGGATCATGCGCTTTATGTGACGACCCTTACGGTTAACCTGCTGGATGCCAGCTCCGATGTTCGTGAGATCATCGACGCTCTTATCCTCAACCGTCGTCACTACAAGGGTTCTGGCCTGCCGACGATGTACACGACCGAGACCGTCATCGCTCAGTTCATGCTTCTGAACGATGGTATGGAGCGTCGTATGTACCGCTCCCTCGACGAGCTCGCTGCTGAGCTTCGTGTTGCTGCGATCGTTCCGGTCGAAGTGATGGAAGAGGATCCGAGCATTGTCGCCATTCTGGTCAACCTGAACGATTACGTTCTGGGTGCTGACAAAGGTGGAAGCGTTTCGATGTTCGACGATTTCGACATCGACTACAACCAGTACAAGTACCTGATCGAGACTCGTGTTTCTGGAGCTCTTACGAAGCTCAAGAGTGCGATTGTCGTGAAGAGGGCTGCTGCTAGCGGTGACGCTGCGGTTGTTCCTGCGGCTCCCACCTTCGACTCTGAGACCGGTGAGGTCACCATTGTCGATACCACGGGCGTCGTCTACACTGACACCGCTACGAACACCGTCGTGAATGCGGCTGGTTCTCCGTATGAGGTTGGGGTTGGCGAAACGATTACGGTTCAGGCCACGCCTGCTTCTGGCAAGTACTTCGCCAGCAACGCAGACACGATCTGGACGTTCCGTAACAGGGGCTGACCTATAAGGAGTTAAGATGGCGAGATTCTATGGAGATATTGGGTATGGGGAAACTGTAGAAGATCCCCCTCGCTCTGGTGTTTGGGTAGATCGAATTACCGAAGTTGCGTACTACGGTGATGTTATTAGAAATACTCGGAGGCTGGATGAAAGCGAAAACCTTAATAGCGATATTTCCGTTGGCAATTCAATAAGCGTTGTCGCTGATCAATACGCCATCGAACACTTCTTCTTGATCAAGTATGTTAGATGGGCGGGGGTGCTCTGGACTGTGACTTCGGTCGAGGTTCGGAGCCCCCGTCTCATCCTTAGCCTTGGGAGTGTTTATAATGGGCCAACGACTTGATCTACACGCTATTCTCGTGTCCCTTTTGGGATCAAATAATGTCTATTTTCAGCCACCACCAACCGTGCAAATGAAGTATCCATGCATTGTCTACAAACGAGACAATGTTCAAACAACTTTTGCTAACGACCAGCCATACACAAGAGTGAAACAGTATCTGGTAACGGTCATTGACATAAATCCAGACAGTATCATTCACGATAAAATCGGAAGTTTGCCAAAGTGCGTTTACGATCGGTTTTATACGGCTGACAACCTCAATCACGATGTCTATAGACTCTTCTTCTAGGAGGAAGTAACAATGCCACAGCTTACTTGGGACACTATTGGCGATCGGTTCTATGAGACCGGTGTAGACCATGGTGTTCTCTACATTCCAGACGTCTCTGGCGTCTACACTACGGGAGTTGCTTGGAACGGCCTTACGGCTGTTACCGAGTCGCCCTCAGGTGCAGAGCCGACGGCGACGTATGCCGACAACATCAAGTACCTCAACCTGTTCTCCGCCGAGGAGTTCGGGCTTACCATCGAGGCTTACACCTATCCGGATGAGTTCGCTCAATTCGATGGCCTCGCCGAGCCAGAGCCCGGTGTCGTTGTGGGTCAGCAGACCCGCAAGACCTTTGGTCTGTCATACCGTACCAGGATTGGTAACGACCTCGAGGGTGATGACCACGGATACAAGCTTCACTTGGTGTACGGGTGCCAGGCCAGCCCTTCGGAGAAGGCCTATAACACCATCAACGACTCCCCTGAGGCCATTACCTTCAGCTGGGAGATCTCGACCACGCCCGCCCCGGTCACCGGGCTCAAGCCTACTTCTCTTATCGTTGTTGATTCGAGAGTCGTGGCTTCTGGTGATCTTACGGCGCTCGAGGAAGAGCTGTATGGCGATGCAACTACTGGCGTGGCTAACCTGCCAACGCCGGATGCAGTGATTGCTCTGCTTGCTTCGCCTTGATTCTGACAGCTAGGAGAGTAGAGAATGCTTAAATTAACCGTAATTGGAGAAGAAACCTATAACGAAGAGACCGAAGAGTTTGGCTCTGTTGGTGATTTCGTCTTAGAGTTAGAGCATTCTCTACTCTCACTGTCAAAATGGGAGTCCAAATTTGGAAGACCTTTCTTGACTCCTGATGACAAAAGTTCTGAAGAAATCTATTTCTACATTGAATGTATGATTCTCACCCCTAATTACCCATCTAATATTCTTTATCAATTGTCCAAAACAAATTTGGATGAAATTAATGGGTACATTGAGTCGCAACAATCCGCAACTACATTTGGCGAAATGCCTCAACACAAAACTAGAGGCAGAGCAGAGATTGTTACTTCAGAACTAATTTATTTTTGGATGGTTACTTTCAACATTCCCTTTGAATGTGAAACTTGGCATCTTAATCGTCTCTTCTCCTTGATCAGAATTTGTAACATCAAGAATTCGAAGCAGAAGAAGATGTCTCGAAGCGAAGTTGCACAACGCAATAGGGAATTAAATGCTCAACGCAGGGCGAAACACAATACGTCAGGTTAAGGAGGTTTTATGCCTGCTCTTGTTTGGGACGAGATTCGTGATTTTGAAGCGGGTTTAGATCATGGCGTTTTGTATCCACCTGATGGTGGCGGAATTCCCTGGAATGGCCTGATTTCAGTAGATGAACAATTCAATTCGACGATCGACCCGGTTTATTTTGATGGCATTAAGTTCAATGACATCATTTCGGCCGGAAACTTTTCCGCTACGTTGAGGGCGTACACTTACCCAGATGAATTTCTGGAGTTTGAGGGAACTGTGGAAGAACAGGACGGCATGTATATCGCCGACCAACCGCAAGGAATTTTCCACATGTCATATCGAACTCAAGCTGGAGAAGATGGGTATAAAATTCATCTTTTATGGAATTTGACGGC